CCACAGCTCGATAGAGACAGTAGGCTACGTACGGGTTTTAACTTACATGGTACTACTTCTGGTCGTCTATCTAGCAGCGGCAAGTTAAATATGCAGCAGTTGCCTCGAGACAATCCTACTGTAAAAGGTTGTATCAAAGCAGCACCAGGACATAAGATTGTTGCCATGGACTTAACGACAGCAGAGGTATATGTTGCCGCAGTCCTTGCAAAAGATACGGCACTTATAGATGTGTTCCGTAGTGGAGGTAACTTTCACAGCACGATTGCTCACAAAGTATTTCGACTGCCTTGCGAAGTAGAGGAAGTAGCAGAGCTATATCCTGATAAGCGCCAGGCCGCAAAAGCCGTAACATTTGGTATTATGTACGGCGCAGGCCCAGCAAAGATCAGTGAGCAAGTAACAAAAGATAGTGGTAAGTATTTTTCTAAATCGGAAGCCCAAGAAGTTATTAGTGACTACTTCAAAGCCTTCCATAAACTAAAGGCGTGGATTGATGACAATCAAAAATTTATTGAGCAAAATGGGTTCGTTTATTCTTTCTTTGGTCGGAAGCGAAGGCTCCCCAACGTTGAATCCACCGACGCCGCTATCCGCTCGCATAGCGTTCGCTCTGGTCTTAATTTTTTGGTTCAGTCTGCTGCTAGTGATGTTAATCTCCTTGGCGCGATAGACATGGGAGAATATATCAAAGCAAAGGGGATGAAAGCACGTATATTTGCACTCGTGCACGACTCCATTCTTGCCGAAGTTCCAGAGGACGAAATTGAACATTATAAAGAAAAGTTATTACACTTTGTACAGTTGGATAGAGGACTTTCTATTCCCGGCGCTCCCATCGGATGTGACTTTGAAATCATCCACGAAGACTACTCCAACGGTAAATTTTCAAAATTGTATGGTGATTCAGTATAAAAATATCAACAAAGTGCGGTTTCCTGTATACATTCTACCTACAGGGAACTGGGATCGTAGAGACGGATTACTCTTTCTCGATGACAAAATAGTTGACGATAAAAATATGAGCGGCGATACTTTAGGTATGCGCCGCTTACAAACACCACATAAAAATCTCTACCCTCTAAAGCATCAAATAGATAACTTTAGAGGAATGATAAAGTCAAAAGAAAAGCATTTTATAGATACAAACGGTATACCGTTTATCTATGAAAAGACGGAGTTTTGTAAGTTAAAATATTACAGAATCAAGTCTATAGTACAAAAGGAAACTGCATCTCTTCTGAAACTAGACGGGGTAAAGAGTTCTTTTGTCATTCCACGGCCACCAGCAAGTGAAATGCGGTATGCTGGGGTTTTACACTACGGAACCCTTCCTTGGGTTTTATACGAGTATTCTGAAGACCGTCGTGAAGACACTCGAAGAAAAGTATAAATTATGGGTAAACGATCTAAAACTTTACAGGGTGCAAACTTAGAGTTGCAGGAGATTGAACCACTCACACAGAACCAGCTTCGAGCTTTTGAAAGCGACAAAAACATGGTTTTGCATGGGGTAGCAGGAACAGGTAAAACATTTATTGCGTGCTACTTTGCCTTTGATGACATGATTAAAGGTGAGTATGATAAGCTCGTACTAATACGTAGTGCAGTTCCTACTCGGGATATAGGATTCCTTCCAGGAACCGAGAAAGAAAAAGCATCGGTATATGAAGAGCCGTACAAAGATATTTGTATAGAGCTCTTTCAACGTGGTGATGCGTACCAAATATTAAAGACAAAAGCATTAGTACATTTTATGACTACATCTTTTATTCGTGGAGTTACTCTACGTAATGCTACGATTATTGTAGATGAGTGTCAGAATATGTCATTTCATGAGTTAGATTCAATTATTACTCGTGTTGGAGAAGGCTGTAGAGTTATTTTTTGTGGGGACTTCCGGCAGGCAGACCTACATAAGAATGGGCTACGAGACTTTATTCGCGTACTAAAAGCAACCGAAATGTTCGATGTAGTGGACTTTGAGATTCATGACATTGTACGCAGTAGTTTTGTTAAAAAGTACATTATAGCAAAGGATCAATTAGGCCTCTAATGAAAGCAGTACTAAGTAATCGTATTTTTATGGAGTGTAGTCCAGAGTATCGAAAGGTACTCTCGGACGAACTCACTTATAAAATACCGTCTCAAAACCCAAACGACCCTCCACAGATCATTAAGAATCTGCAACGGGTGCGCGAAAATCTGGTATCTATACCAATCGGACGAACGGACCTTATACCAGATGATTATGAAATTGTTGAAAAACGTTTGTGTTTTCCTGTTGATTTTCCTAAGTTTAAGTTTGATCTTCGGCAAAGTCAACAGGATGTTTATGATGCCCTCGATGATAACTGTATCATCAATGCGTGGGTAAGCTGGGGCAAGACCTTTACGGGTCTTGCAATTGCAGGAAAACTCGGCCAAAAAACACTCGTAGTGACGCACACTGTGCCGCTACGAAATCAATGGGCCAAAGAAGTGGAGAAAGTATATGGATTTAGTCCCGGCATTATTGGGAGTGGTAGGTTTGAGCTTGATAGCCCTATTGTTATCGGGAATACTCAGACTTTGTATAGGAATATCGAGAAGATCCGAAAAGAATTCGGAACTATAATACTTGATGAAATGCATCACGTTTCATCGCCAACATTTGCTAAGATTATTGATACCAGTCATGCTCGGTATAAGATTGGACTCTCTGGCACCATCGAGCGGAAGGACGGAAAGCACGTTGTCTTCAGAGACTACTTCAGCCCGAATATTTTCAAACCACCGAAAGAGAATTTCCTCACGCCAAGTATTCATATATACAGAAGTGAGGTTAGGTTTCCCGACGGGGCCAGCATCCCTTGGGCTAAGCGAGTCAATGCTATTGCAAATAACGACGAGTATCGCCACTCTGTCGCAATGTTAGCAGCAGCATACGCTGCAAAAGGCCACAAGGTGCTTGTGGTGTCAGATCGAGTTCATTTCTTGAAGAGCTGCGCCGAACTGACTGGTGAAAATTCTATATGTGTTACGGGCGAGGTCGCGCATGAAGATAGGGAAACTCTTATAAATGAGATACTACATGGAGATAAAAATGTTCTTTACGGAACTCAGGCAATATTTAGTGAGGGCATATCGGTTAACAGTCTTAGCTGTCTTATTCTCGCTACCCCTATCAATAACGACCCGCTTCTTACCCAGCTCATTGGACGAGTTATTCGTAAAATGGATGGAAAAAGAGAACCTGTCGTTATAGATATTCACTTAAAAGGGAAAACAGCACAAAGACAGGCATCAAACAGAATGGGCTACTATATGAAACAAGGCTATCAGATAAACCAGCTTTGAACATAGAAAAATACTTCTTGACAAATGCCTCAAATGAGAGTATAATATGTTATTCTACGATTGGAAAAAGATGTTTGATGCGGCAGAAGGAAGTCCTCTTGCTGTGTTTATCATCTTTAAAATGCTTGTAACGAGAGCTATACCGAAGAACAAATATGATGATATTTATAAATACGCTAGTAAGCATTTTAATGGCGAATCCTTTATTGTTCATCCAGATGTATTGCTACATAACTCTTACAAACATGACTATCGTGAGATCGCCCAGTATCTCGCGCTAGCTTCCTTGCGTCCATATGCGGACTATTCAATTACTGGGGACACTACACTTGATTTACTACAATGTGAAGTAGATCAAGAGCTTTTTAACGACAACAGTCTACTACATATAAAGAACGGCAAAGTTCATTTTTTATATGAAGAAGTCAAACAGGAGAATATACACTAATGGCACTATCATTTAACAAAGCCGCAGGCGGGGCTAAAAAATCGTCTATCACTTCATACGCATATCGTGACGGAGACAACGAAGTTCGCTTAGTTGGTGATGTACTAGCACGATACGTTTACTGGCTCGAAGGCAAAAACGGCAAGCAAATTCCTTTCGAGTGCTTGTCTTTTGATCGTAATGAAGAGCGGTTCAATAACCTTGAGAAAGATTGGGTACGTGAGTATTACCCTGACCTTAAGTGTGGTTGGAGCTATGCAATGCAGTGTATTGATAATGGTGAAGTAAAAATCATCAATCTCAAGAAGAAGCTATTTGAAGCTATCTTAACTGCAGCAGAGGATCTTGGAGATCCTACTGATCCAGAAACAGGCTGGGATGTTAAGTTCAAGCGTGTAAAAACTGGCCCCCTTCCTTACAACGTAGAGTACCAATTACAGGTACTGAAGTGTAAGCAACGCGCACTCTCCAAGACAGAGATGGACGCAATTGCTGATCTTAAGTCTATGGACGATGTTATGCCACGTCCTACACCAGACGCCCAAAAAACTCTTCTTGATGAAATTCGTCAAGATGCAGCGGGTGAAATTGATGAATCTTTGGAAGATGAGTTCAACATCGGATGATTTTATTTACGGCAGACTGGCACATTAAGCTAGGACAAAAGAATGTACCTCGTGAGTGGGCTACTAATCGCTACAGAATGTTTTTTGAACAAGTCTATGGACTAGAAAAACAGTGTAATATGCACATTATTGGTGGTGATTTATTTGACCGTCTGCCAAACATGGAAGAGTTGGAACTTTATTTTGAGTTTATATCTAAAGTAAGTGTTCCAACTCTTATCTATGATGGTAATCACGAAGCTACAAAGAAAAACAAAACATTCTTCACACAATTGAAGAAAGTAACAAAAAATATAAATCCATTAGTTAAAGTAGTAGATATGTCATACTACGACAATGACTTTGGGTTTGGAGTACTCCCGTATGCAGATCTTCACCGTAAAAACTCAATTGAACTGTTTGATCCAAAAAAGCCTTTGTTCACTCATGTTCGCGGAGAAATCCCTCCACACGTCAAGCCAGAGGTGGACTTAGACAGATTCGAGGACTTCCCCGTAGTTTTTGCAGGAGATCTTCACGCACACAGTAATACTCAACGCAATATTGTATACCCAGGCAGTCCTATGACAACTTCGTTTCATCGAAATGAGGTTAACACCGGCTACCTTCTAATAAATCCACAAAACTGGGAGTGGATGTGGGAACCTTTTGAACTACCGCAGCTTTTGCGAAAAACTGTATCAACTACAGAAGAAATGGTACCTACAGACTATCACCATACAATTTATGAAATAGAAGGTGATATACAAGAGCTTGCAAATGTCAAGAACACTGAACTTCTTGACAAAAAAGTTGTAAAACGAAGTAGTGAGGCTACTCTTGTCATGGACAAAGAGATGAGCATTCAAGAAGAGTTAGTAGAGTATCTTTCTTATATTTTGGAAATACCAGATGAGAGGATACCCCAAATAGTAGGTATATTTAATGATTACGCTACAAAAGTTGAAATGGAGTAATTGTTTTAGCTATGGTGCAGATAATGAGTTGGATTTAAGTAGTACTACTGTAACACAACTTATTGGTACTAACGGGATGGGGAAGTCTTCCATCCCGTTAATTATAGAAGAAGCACTATATAACAAAAACTCAAAAGGTATAAAAAAAGCAGATATACCAAACCGTTATGTAAACGCAGGGTACAACATACATCTTGAGTTTACAAAGGATGAGAAGCGATATGATGTTATTATTGATCGGAAGTCTAGTATTAAGCTTAAGTTGCTGGAAAATGGAGAAGATATTAGTTCTCATACAGCGACCAATACATACAAGACACTCCAAGATATTATTGGCATCGACTTTAAAACCTTCTCTCAGTTGGTATACCAGAACACAAATAGCAGTCTACAGTTTCTTACTGCGACAGATACGAACCGTAAAAAGTTTCTCATTGATCTTCTCCACTTAGAGCATTATGTAAGGCTTTTTGATTTATTTAAAGAGGAAGCGCGTAAGAGTGCGTTAAATCTTAATAGTATTGAATCGAAAATAGCAACAATTGAAAAGTGGTTAGCAAGTAACAAATTGAGTGATACATCCATACTGCCTGTGTCTGAAATTTCTATTGAGACCATAGAAGACGAACAAGAGCTCGCCGCTCTTATGATAGAAATTAAAAATATTTCTGAGAAAAATAGAAAAATTTCTCAGAATAATACTTACAAAGATATGCTGGCTACGATAAATATCGAAGAGGCACAACAATGTAAAGTAAAAAGTCTTCAATCATATGATGAATTTCAGAGCGAATTAGGAACACTAGCAGGGGTCGTAACGGGGTCTAACCAAATTTTACACAAGTTGAGTAAATTAGGAGATCACTGTCCCACTTGTGAACAAGACGTAGATGCTTCTTTCAAGCAAGAGTTAATTGACGCGGAAGCAATGAAAATTGCAGAAGCAAGAGAAAAGCAAGATGAAATTGACAAAAGAATATCAGAAATTAAACGAGACAATGCAGAGTACCAACGTGCTCGCAAAATTGAAAGTGATTGGCAAGAACTGTTTCGAAGCATTGATAGTAGTCTTCCGACATCTCCGGTGGATCCTGACGAGCTTAAAAGTCGGGCTCGCGGAATTCAGGAGAGAATACAGAATGCAAAGGATGAACTTATTCGACTCACACGAGAAAATGAGACAATCACTAAACGAAACACAAGAATCCAAGTAGTACTCGAACAAACGGAAAACTTTGAGTCTGAGCTGTTTGAATTGAATGAGCTTCTCGACCTCGAAGCCGCAACTGCAGGACACTTGGAAGTACTAAAGAAGGCTTTTAGTACAAATGGACTGCTCGCGTATAAGATAGAGAATCTTGTAAAAGAGTTGGAAGAACTTACAAACTACTATCTAGCAGAATTGTCCGATGGTCGTTTTACACTGGAGTTTGTAGTATCAAATGATAAGCTCAATGTTCAAATCACTGATAATGGTAATATTGTGGATATTCTTGCTCTCTCTAGTGGAGAGTTAGCAAGAGTGAACACTGCTACTCTAGTAGCTATACGAAAACTTATGAGTAGTATATCAAAGTCCCAGATCAATATTTTGTTCTTGGATGAAGTTATTAACGTTCTCGACGAAGTAGGACGTGAAAAATTAGTAGAAGTTTTATTAGAAGAAGATTTAAATACCTATGTTGTAAGTCATGGCTGGACACACCCATTGCTTGACAAAGTAGAAGTAGTTAAATCAGGAAATGTCAGCAGACTGGAGCAATAATGGGACATGTAAGACGTATGCAACATAGTCGTCGTCGACAAATTTGGGAAATGACCAAGGAGAAATACAATGAAAAAAATGATAGCAGACAACATGATGAGTTATCTAACAGGGAAGGTGAAGTATCATCAAGCGAATGTGAGGATCTATCTACAGAGTCCCGTAGGGATCGGTGAGCACCCTGATATCATGGCAGCTATCGAAGAAGAGTTAGCAAAAGCCGCAGAATATCAAGAAAAGCTAGATCAGCTCGGAGAAATTTTAATGGGCGGAGATAATGGTTGATAGTAGAGCGAAGGGGGCTCGTGGAGAGTACTTAGTACGAGATTTGCTTCGAGAATCAACTGGGCTACAGTTTGAAAGAGTACCCGCTTCGGGTGCTCTTGACTATCTCAAGGGAGACTTGTATGTACCTCATGCAAAAAATCGTTTTTGTATTGAAGTAAAAAATTATGAAAACTCTCCTTTAACTGATAAAGTTTTCACTGCCCCGAGAACAAATAATTTAATTAAATGGTGGAAGAAATTAATACAGCAAGCAGAAGGCGGGAACCAGGAGCCTTTGTTGTTTTTCAAATATAATCGGTCAGCAGTATTTGTTGTAACTGATATTCTTCCAGAATACACAGACCACTGGATGTATTTAGAGTGGTTAGGCTGTTACATCTTACTAGCAGATGTATGGCTCAAAGAAGAGAAAGTGGAGTTTATAAATGGCGTTTAATCTGACTGATAAAATGGTCAATGATGACGCAAATTCTACTCTAATCGTCGATGCTCTCAACTTAGCTTTTCGTTGGAAGCATCAAGGTAGAACTGATTTTCGTTACGATTATCAAAGCACTGTAAAAAGTTTGGCAAAATCCTATGACTGTAAGAATGTTATCATCACCGCAGATTGGGGTTCCTCTTCTTATCGTAAGGCGATCTCGCCCGACTATAAGCAGAATCGAAAAGACAAGTTCGCTGAACAATCAGAAGCCGAGAGAATCGCATTTGAAGAGTTTTTCGAAGAGTTCGAAGCAAGCCTCGAAGTGCTCGCAGAAGACTACCCAGTTCTTAGATATAAGGGTGTAGAGGCTGATGATATTGCAGCACACCTTGTAAAGTACAAAAACAAGTACGATTTAGAGTATATTTGGCTCATCTCGAGTGACCGTGACTGGGATCTACTGATACAAGAAAATGTAGGTAGGTTCTCTTATGTTACTCGAAGAGAAGTAAGACTAGACAATTGGCGTGA